GTCGAGGACCTTGATGCGTTCTGCGCCTTTGTGATGAGCCAGACGCCGGACCAGTACGGCAGCGTGCAGGTGCCGATCAGCGGCTGGAAGAAGACCAGCAGCAAGGGGTTGGCGTATGTCAGCGCAGTGGCTCAGCCGCCGCGGGACTGGGTGCCGCCTGCTCAGAGCTTGGCAAAGGCCACCGATGGCGTGGTGAGCGAGATCACCGAGGCCGACTTGTTCTGATCACATCAGCTCCAGCTCCAGGCGGGCGATCTCATTGACCGCTGCCTGGAGCATCTCCTGCTGCTGGTAGCACTGTTTCAGGAGCTTGGCGGCCAGCGGGCCGATGTCAGGGTGCCGCTGGATGTCCCGGCATTGCTTCTCGATCAGAAACTGTTTCTCTGGCGGTATCTCCACCGCCATCCATTCTCCGAAGTTCATCTGTTTGGGGCGGACTGCCCCATGTTGCCCATGCGATGCCCCAAATGCTGTAGCGGTGCCATCCGGGTGCCGATCACCAACAATCAGCTGGATGACCAGGTGATGCGCAAGCGGACGTGCGCCGACTGCGGCCACAAGTGGTTCACGGTCGAGGTGGCGGTGCCGGACTATGCGGTGGGCTGGAGTGCAGCGCATCTGAGAAAGCCGGTGCTGCGGACGCCGGTGACGGTGACGGCCACTCACCAAGAGCCCAAGGACCGATTGGCTGCGCTGCGGGAGGCAAGCGAGCGGCGGTCGATGGAAGCCGACCTGCGGCACCGTGTAACGCATTATGACTGACCCCTTGGCAGGATGCGCGGCCTGCGGTGTATAGTTAGCGCATCGGAGGCAACCCGGTCCTCCACCGCTCTCCCAGCCATGACCACCACTACCCTGCAAGCCACCAGCCGCCAACGCGCCCGTGCCTTGGCCGCACGCGCAATCGCAAAGGCAGTGCGCAATGAGCGCCCTGACATGCCCCGCGCGGAACAGCGCGCCTTGGTGCTGCAGTTCTTGAGCGCCATGGTCTTCTGAGCCCTCCGGGGCTCTCCATTTATTCCATCAACGCCATGATCAACCGCATTAACAACGCCATCTGCTTGCTGGTCGTCGCTGCCGTGTTCGCCATGATCGGCATCGAGGCAGGCAGCCAGTCCAGCGCCACTCACTCCGGCAACCAAGCCTATGTGGAGGTGCGCCAGTGACGCCCCGCCGCTTTTACTTCACGATCAAGTCGGCCAACGTGATCGAGTGCGTGCTGGCGCACAGCCTTTGCGAGGCCAAGCTGATCGCCGCTGACACTTGGCTGCAGTGGTGGTCAGAGATCGAATGGCTGAACCCTGAAACCGTCACCGACCCGAACAGCCATGTCTGACGCACCGCTCGGATCAATGCTGCCGTGGCAGTGGGCCGAGGATGAGCCCACCAGCAAGCACGGCGAAGGCATCAGCCGGCCGCGGCCCGGCAGCCGCACGCGTGAGTTTAAGGTGCTTGTCTACAAGCCAGGCGCACAGCCGCTGACCTGGATTACCCGCGCGGAGACAAAGCGCCACGCGGTCCGCTACGCCGAGGCCCGCTGGCCCGGCGCTGAGGTGGAGGTGGCGTGACCGACATCCGCGCCAGAATCAACCAGCTGATCTCTGACAGCGGCACCTACCGCCAGGGGCAGCAGGATGAACGCCAACGGCTGCGCAGCCTGATCGACATCCGCATCGACCAGCTGCGCGGCACCTGCGGGATCCGTAACCGCGAACAGCTCTGCGCTGAGCTGCTCCACCTTCGCCAACACATCGACCTATGAAGCCGCACCAGCTCGACCAGCAACGCGCCGACATGATGGAGAGCCTTTATCAGCACAGCGGCCGCGATCAGCTGCCATACGGCCACCCGCTGCGCAGCACCTACACCGGGCTGTGGGAGGAGTTCTGCCGCGACATCGCCGCGAACTTCCGCGACACCAGCTACCCCGAGCTGTTCGCCAAGGTGATCAAGGCCATGGACGCCACCGAATCGGTGATGACCGAGAAGCAAGCGCAGCAGGCCATCGAGGTCTGCCGCCAGCAGCTGCTGGGGGCGAAATGGTCATAGCTGCCAGGATCCGCAACCGCACGCTCAACATCCGCGTGACGGACGAGGAGATCGCAATGGCGCGGCAGATCGGCAACGGCAACGCCAGCCACGGTTACCGCCTTGCTATCCGTTGGATGGCCGACCGCTCAATCAGCGGCATCCCGCTCAGCACCATGCTGCGCGCCGCTGCTGAGATGGCCGCCGACCTTGAACGCACACCCAAGAGAGGAGCGCCTGCCCGTGTCTGATCTGGTCAACCATCCGCCGCATTATCAGGTCGGCACCGTCGAGGCCATCGACTTCATCGAGTCGGTGATCAGCGATGCGCCGCACATGGTTCCGGCATACCTGCAAGGCCAGGTGCTCAAGTACATGATCCGCATGTGGGCCAAGGGCAATGCCGTGCAAGATGCCCGCAAGGCGGAGTGGTATCTGAACCGACTTATCGCCAAACTGGAGCAATGTTCTACCTCCCCGGACTGACACTGATTGAGCGGCTGGCGTTGCGGATCCTGTGCCGCAGCCCACGCACCAGCTTGGTGGTGGTGAAGGAGCGCGCCTTCCCGGCGTTGTTTGTCGCCGCCGATCCGCGTGATGCCACCGCTGGGTTTGTCACCAACGGTCACGCCGAGCCGGCGTCGATGCAGCTGGAGCGGCTTTACCACCAGCCTGCCTACGGCGAAGAAGAATGATTAGCCTGTACGCCGGCCGACTGTTGCTGGTGTGCAGCCGAGCTGATCGAACCTGGCACGCGCGGGTGGTGCTTGGCCCGCGGGCTGAGCACCAGCTGGAGGCTGACACCGGCACGGTGCAGCTGCAGGAGGCGCTGTTGCGGGCGCAGTCGATCTTCAGGGCAGCGGTGGTCAAGCTGCGGCCGGAACCCAACAGGATGTGCTGGGATTGCCTGCAGTGGGACATGCGGCAGCAGCGGTGCGTGCTGGCGTTGCCGGAGGCCAAGCGCAGTGGTGGGCGATACGCCCCGCGGTGCGAGATGTTTGAGCCGGCGATCCGCTCGGCAGACTGAGATCGGCCGCCAGGGTGCCGTGTCAAAGCGGGAGTGGAACACGCCGGTGCGTGAGCCGTGGAACGTGCTGATCCACCAGGCGCTGCAGGCCATCGACCGGCACAACATGCTCTGGATCCGCTCCGGCGACCGCTGGCACCTCCAGCAGGCGCAAGTGCTGCGCGAGTATGTGGGTGGGCTCAAGACCTGGATCCACCAGCAAGAGGGGCGGTGATGTTCGGACCTGAAGTGATCAGCCGCACCGACCGCGATGGCGGCTACATCGAGACGCTGCTGCCGGCCGAGAAGGGCGAGGTGTATTACCGCAGCTGCGTTGGTGGCGTGTGCCGGTATAGCTCGGACTGGTTCCAGGCTGAGATCTACCTGAACCAGATGCTCAAGCCATGAGGGTGCCGCCGGTGGTTGTGTTTGGGCTGACCTGGTTAGGCGGCATGTTGCTCGCCACCATCTGGATGACGATGTTCTGAGGTGTCGGTGATCCACTGGGCGATGGCCCACTCACCGAGCGCCGACCAGAACGGCTGGGCGCGATACCAGTCCACCCACGGCTTGTGTGATTTTGAGCAGTTGCAGGACCAGCAGCAGGCCACCAGGTTGCTGGGCACCGTCAGGCCGCCGTGGACCTTGGGCACCACATGGTCGAGGGTGGGGCTGCGGCCGAGCGGGTCGTTGCAATAGGCGCATTTGTAGCCCCAGCGCAGCAGTATCTGATCACGGGCGCTGCGCCGAGTGACCAGGCGCGTCTCGTCAATGTGGGTTTGATCCACTGAGATCCGGCGGCAGGGGGACTGCGGTCACCTCGATGTCGAGGATGTCTTCATCGGAGGGGATGAACTCGGCCAGGTGTGCGTAGATGTCAGCTGGCAGGTCGTCGGGGTCGGAGTCGGACCGGATGATGAGCTTGGCGGAGATTTCTAGGTAGAACGCCCGCATGGGCTGGCCGCCGCTGCTTAGACGGTAGCGGCCGCGACTGGATCAGCCTGTGTGACGGATTGTGAACGGACCCTGCAGCAGGGGCAGGGTGCGCTGTGTGCGGTGTATAGTTCTCACATCAACGCCACTCCACCCATGGCCACCGCCCACCACATCTACGAAACCCACCAGGACTCCACCCTCGCAAGACTGAAGCGCGACATTGAAGCGTTTAAGCGGGAATGCCGGCCTGCAGGCCGCGGCCGCCCATCCCGCAATGGCGCCCGGTATTTTCACCTCAACGGACGCATCGTTGGCTGCACCATTGGCGAGTCCTGCATTGGTGCTGGTGGCTGGGGGATGACGGTTCGTCTGATGCTCGACGGCAAACAGGCCAGCCTGGCTGCAATTCTCACGGCGCTAGCGGCTTGACCACACCGGGGGCGCTCCGGCGCCCCTAACCTCACCACCATGAACTACGCCCTCCGCATCGGTCCCTGGCACGTCGGACCGTTCACCACCCACATCGCTGCCACCACGTTTGCAGAGCAGCACGGCTGCGACGACTACACCCTGATTCCCTTGGACGATCCGGCCGAGGCGCCCGCACGGATCCACCGGATGCGGATGGCGCCGTTGCAGCATCCCATGGCGCAAATAAAAGCCCCGGCTGGCTGATGGCCGGGGCTGGGCTCTCCACCGCAGCAGCCTAGCCCTTGCTGGCGGTGACGGCCAGGTCGGCGTTGTAGCGGCCGGTCTCCGCGTAGCTGCGCTCCGGCAGCCCGGCGGTGCAGATGAACAGCATCTGGCCGATCTTCATGTTGGGCCACAACGGCAGCGGGTGCATCCTGCGCGCGTTCTTCAGCTCCAGCGTCAGCCGTGAGCCGTACCAGCCGCAGTCCGCGAACCCGGCGTGGCTGTGCTCATAGCCCTCTCGCGCGCGGCTGGACTTGAGGAAGAACAGCCCGCAGACGTGATCGGGCATGGAGAAGATCTCGCGGGTTTCCGCCAGGCAGAACTCCCCCGGCTGCAGCCAGTAGGGCTCCTCGGCAGTGTGGCCGCTGATGCCGACGATCTGCAGCTCTGGGCGCTCGGGCACCTCGATCATGATGCGGTCGCCCAGGGTCAGGTCCAGGCTGGCGGGGTTGAGCAGATCGGGGTCGAAGGGGTTGACCATCGCGTGCTGCTGGCACAGGCGACGGATCTCATGGTCTGGAAGGATCACGCAGGTTCAGTAGTCCCAGCGCACCCTAGGTCCACCCTTGCGGATGCCCAGATGCACGAACCCCTTGGGTGCGCCGTAGCCCAGCGAATAGGGCCAAGTCTTGTCGCACCAGGCTTGCACCGCGTGAATGTCGGCGCCGTCGATGAAAAAGTCCACGGCTCCGACGCCGATGTCTGAGTAGAGGTGCTCCGAGCCACTGGCGCCGCCCACCAGCTTGTTGATGGCCGTGGGGCGATAGCCACTTGTGATCACCACCGGCTTGCCGCCGAATTGCGCGCGGGCCTTCTCCAGGAACTGCGCAAGCCGCAGCGCCGTATCGCACTGATGCTGATGGTCAAAACGCCGCGCCTCCTGGTTCAGCGCAAACTCGCCGTAGGTGATGTGCGGGGTGATCTTGTAGCTGAACGGGCTCTCGGGCGTGAACATCGCCTCGATGGGTCCGGTGGTCTGCCGCTCGCGGCCCCATAGGTCGCCTTCCGCGATCCGGCGGCGCT